CGATAGGAACTGGCTCAATTTTCGCGCCAGCCACTGTCGTCCGGAGATAGTCCGCGGCTTGCCACCAACCCTTTCGAAAGAAATTGTTGGATGACTCGACGATGGACACAGTTGTCTCCGGTTTCGACTCAGGTCGTTGCGACTCGAGTACCCTTAGGACATACGCGGGTGTAACATCGATCCCGTCGTACGCCTCCAGACCGCAAGACTCACGAAACTTACCTGTTCTGTGGGTCTTCGCCTGGTTTACCTCCAGTTGGAGGTAACCTAATAAGTACTCAAGCTCGTGTCCTGCTTCCGCGGGGACTATGATATCGTCCCCGTAGATGCGGATCCGTCCGACAAATCGACGGATGTTCCTTTCACTCGGCCGCAGTTTGTGCACAAACAAGCACGCACTTAAGCTAAGCGTTAGGAATACCAACGACTGTATCGGAAAGGTGCAGGCGGACCCCATCGTGGAAAATTTCCTTAACTCCACAATGGTTGGGTGCCTTTTGTCTATCTCTTGACGCAGGTACCCAGTCCGTGACGCTCGCAGAGCATTCAGGAATCCAGGATTTCTCCTGAACACCCGCTCTACGAGTCGGCAACTGAGTCTGTCTGAGGCTGAGGACAAGTCCACAGTCCATTCATTCCCAGTCACCGAAGCGAGGCGTGCCCCCTCCTGGTTAAAGGTTTGATCATCGAATTTGATGAACTCACCAAGCCAAGAGTTCCGGACACGGTCCCTTACGTGGTCCCAAATTATCTGTTGGCACCACTGATTCGCAGTTGGTTCCTTCGCAATTAGGCGAGGGCCCTTCTGCGTTTTCGGGACGGCTATCAGCTCGCTTACACCAGCTCCCTTTGGTACTCGGGCTTTTGATAAGCCCGGGCGCCATGCAGGAGTCCAGTGTAGTCGAGATCGTGCGGCATTAGGCCAAGAACGGCCAGGTGCCACCACGATACGTAGCCCGTTTTCGTTGGATTTGAAAGCCAGACCGGAAGGCCTGACTTCTTGTCCTTGAAAACGAGCCAGCCGGCTTCCATACTTTCCGCCCCATGATCGCCATTGGCGAAGATGGTTAGGGCTGTATGAACCAACCGAAGATATTCTTGTCGGTCGGTCGTCGGTGCACGTCTGTATAGCGTCGACCCACAGACTGAAGTTCGCATGTGCGAAGTCAGCTTGCGGGAAGACATCCTCGAGTCTGTCTTGCCAAGCCGGGAAGTCATATTTGTACTCCCCTGGCCTAAGGTCAGACACTGCTCCTGGACCATGCTTAGGTCTCCTTTCACTAGGGTTAAATGTGCCAATCGACGTAGCCACGATATCGGCTACAGACTGACACACTTGGTGGAAGAATTGACGATCTCCTCCGGCAGGCAAGAACTTAGCCTGCCGGTAACTGAGACGACGCAAGATGAGAGGATCAAGGCCGCTAAGGCCCCGATCATCATCGCCAATAAAAATCTGGCGTAACTGCTCCGTCTCAAAAGGCGAATTCCCCAGCCAATCAAGACTGGGACGCCGGAGATTATCTTCAATGTGGTAGAAGTCAGAGATGACATCGTATGTCCTCCTTTCTTCGCACTCTAGCCGGACCTTCTTTCCGACAGCGAGTAGTTGTCGTAGAGTAGATACGGCGAAAGTATCCACATCGGACCTAAGCACCCCGTTACTCTCGAATACGCGTAGGAATATCCCCTTGAATAGTCGAGGGATTATTCCCTTCCCGCCGGACCCAAAACAATGGATCTGAGAGGAAGTGTACGTACCGCTACTTAAGCAAGAATCAAGATGCTTAAGAGCAGCCGGGAAGTCAAGTGTAAACAACTTGAGGCCCCGGTTTCGAGAGAGTAAGAGGAGTCGAGCTGAATCGCGCTCAACCTCTCCACGGTCGCTAGGACACGTAGTCAAGTAATCCGCAAGGATCGCCTGACTCACGTGGATTAAGCACTCTACATAGCTGTTAGCCATGATCACCTCCTTCAGGTGGACATGATCTACGCAGCTAGGTGGGCAACTTAATCGATCGACATTGGTCCTGGGTAACTACCCAGGTGATTTACGATCAGGTAAAAACGAAGCCTGTCGTAAAGGGAATCCTCAGACTTTCAGGACTCCCAGCCGTTGAGACCAGTGAGGAGGGTGTCGTCCATAATGTACGACATCGCCTCACCGACATCAACGACGTCAGCCGCAGTATCGTCCGGGAAATTCCGGACGGTGTACGACACCACACGTCGATACTCAGGACTCGTATCCGGAACGGCATAGACCGTCTGCGTGATCTCCACATTGTGGCGATCCAGCTTACGGCCGTCCGACCCCGGATTCTCGGTCGTGTGCCTGACCTTAACGCGCACTTCGTCAGTGGCGTTGCGGTTCAGGTACTCCGCCGAGTAATTGTCCTGATTGATCTTGTTGCACACTCGTGCGGTTCCACCGGAACCTCCGAGTGTCACTGTAAAAGTGTCACCAAGCATGGTGCTTCCTTTCTTGTGTTACACATGATTGGGGTAATTCCCAACCATGACGTGGTCAATTCCTATAACCACGTCGCGAACGAAGAATCGCGAGTGACGCAAGGATCGACAGTGTCCCGCTCCCTAGGAACGGGATTCTAGCGATAGGTGTACTCGGGACAAAGGGAACGAATCTTTGTTTCCAGTATTTCCCGGTACGCTCAAACGGTCCGGTCGCACCCACCCAATCAGGGATGGGCTCACCTGGCGAACCAGCCAGGTAGAGATCGGTCCAGGTCTCTCGTCTGTACCCAAAATTCATGATACAGACTCGAAGTGGCAGATGGCCTATAATGTTGTTGTTCGCTCCTAAGAAGGAGCCAACATCATAGAACCAATCAACTAGCCACGTCCACGGCAGTGAATTCCACACATTCTGTGTGATCTGACTGTAGTGGAGGCCTAGAACGAGACGCCTGGCAAGCTTTACTTGTTCCGCATTACCATGCGGAAGCTTGCCGTAGTAGGATGGCTTCCATCTTATGGAGCCCCAGACTTTGCGCGCAGACTCAATAGTCTGTGTGCCTTTTGTGGACATACCTATTGAACCGTCGAAGTTTAATCCGGCGGTCGTAGTTGTGTCCTTGAAGTCTGATAACGTCGCGTTCCGTTTGAACCCGTCACCTGACTCTAATGCTTTGATCTCCGCAACACGTCTTTCGACTTTGTCGTGGATGTCAAAAACTCTAGCCAGGTCACGAACGAGTGGTTTCAACCCGAATTGAAACGCCAAATTATGTTCGGCTAGCTTCTTAGCTATCCCAACCTTTGGCGGTTTGATAAGGGTTTCGCCATACGTTCTCATCAGCTGTGGTATGTCTCTCATCTCGGCAATCGAGACGGGAAGCGAGACATGGGGACGAGAAGGATTTGTTACTTCGGCAAGTAATGTTGCGAAGTAATCTTCTCCTGCCCATGGAGGATACGGAAGCCACGACGGATTCCCTTGCAAAGCTTCGGGAACCCAACTGTCGAACTTCAGATATCCAAACTGGCCCGGTGAATATCCGGGCCTCACGCCATTGAACGTACCCGAAACGGCCGCCCCATCCGCCGTGACATTAGTCACTAGGAAAGGGTTTTCGCCGTAAGGGTTACCATGGACGTCCGAACAATACTCGGTCCATTGAGTGGACCAATTGGTCGGACCCCAGGCGTACGTACGTGAACCACCAATAGAGTGGAAACGTGTACGC